TCTGATAAAACCCTACTAGCTCTGAGGTATTCCTTGTGTAGCTCTTCGTAGCCCTCAAAGTAGGGGACATCAATAGCGTCATAAGCTTTGTCCCAGTCTAGCCTAGCTTTTTGTAGTCTATCCTCGTGTGTCACCTTGTTCTCCTTAGTGTGTTAAGAGTTCCATTTGCCCTTACGGTTTGCAAAGGTATCCTTCATGTAGGTGCGTGTGTCATGAAAGTAAACGATAACTCCTTCTGGGATGTAACCTGCAGAACCAGCACAAGACCAAAGGGTACTCATGCAGTCCTCTATAATCTCCTTAGAGTACACACCTTGGTACAAGATACCAACCTGTTGGACACACTCAGGTAGAGACTCGTGTGGTCTGAATGTGTTGAACAAGTAGAACGTCTTGTTCTCCAACATATGAGGATTCTTCTGGATACCAGGACCAGCCCACTCACCATAGTGATACCCGTCACCAAGGCTCTCTAGTCCCTCCTTGTTCTGCATAACCCAGGAGGCAAACCCCATGTTATCATCACCAGGTTTAATCAAACGGTTACGTGATTGAATACCTACAAGTTCTCCGTCTTGCACAATAACACAAGCGTTTGTACCGTCAATCTTTTCAGTAATAGTGATGATGTTACCTTTGTCCCTCGGTATCTTAGGCCAAGACTTAAATTCTACACCGCTATCTTCATAGTTAAATTCCATTGTGTTCTCCTTAGTGTGTGTGTTTCTCTAGGTAGTCTATAGCTTTCTGCAGTCCTTCAACTGTGTCTCCAAGGCTGCCAATACTCTTGTTACACATACGACATAACAAACCTCTTACTTCTTTAGTAGAGTGACAGTGATCAACGCAGAGGTAGGTCTCTTTATTAGGCTCACCACAACATCCGCATAGTCCTTCCTGTTTTTTGTACATCCTATCGTAGTCCTCAAGGGTGATGCCATACTTAGTTTTTAACCATGACTTTCTCTGTTGTGTTACAAAGCTGGGGTTTGCCTTGTTCTTAGCTACGTGACACACTTTACAGTCTGTGGCGTAACCATCCTTAGCAGATTTTTTCCTAAAGAAGAAGTCAAAGGTTGCTGGTTTATACTTCTTACAATGCTTACACCGTTTATCAGTGGGTTTCAAGCCAAGACCTCCCTATACGTGTCTCACCAGACATGGGGCAAAACAATCCGAGTTCTTCTCCTGTAGCTACAAGAGATTTACACTGCAGGTAACCTACTCTTTCTGCCTCTTCATACGTCCCACAAACTTCTGTTTGAAATTCATCGTGAACAAGATTGACTTGCTTGAAGTTCAAGCCATCCTCTGTGCACCACTTGTCCCATAGCCAGTTGGCTCTCTTCATGATTACAGCCTCTCCATTCTGCAGATAACCTGCTAACATTAAGTACTCTGAGGGACAGATAACTTTTCTACCGTCGAAACCTTCAAAGAAACCTCGGGCTGCATCCCTACGGATAAGTCCTGATTTAAGTTTCCCAAGTCCCTTGGTACGGTCAACGAAAGAATCCACCGCCCCCTTCGCCTGTCGTGTTGTACAGCCCAAGATTCTAGCGACCTTGCCGTTTCCTGCTCCGAGTAGCCAAGCATCGTTTTTATTCAACTGAGTTCGTTAAGCTCAGCCCGTTCTCTTATGAACTGCTACACGTCGCCGCATAGACTAGACTATATCATCATCCTGCTTACAGCAGGAGCCTCGCGCTTCCACCCACTTGGGTGTACTCTACTAACTTCCATCTTTCGATGTGCTTTCGATAGTCGTTGCACCTTCTAAGTAATCAATAGCTTTTTGTTTACTTAGCTTGGCTCAGGATTACCTACTAGAGGCCTCCCCTGAGTTCACGAGGTTTTAATCGAAGGGTTACCCCTAAGTTATCCTAGCTTTAAGATAAAAGTTTTGGCGTGGTCCCGAGTAAGGTGCTCAAGTCCGAGTGCTGCACGGTTAACGTTGTGGATATCTGTTCCATCTTCTTTCCTCCCTTCAGTGATAGCCTTAACGTACTCGTCGTTCTTTAGGTAGTGAGCTAGGATACGTAGCTGGATAGACTCAGCGTCTGTACCTACTAGCCAGTTGCCTTCGTCCACTGTAAACATAGCACGTAGTTGACCGTCGAACCTCTCCTTAACAAGGTCAACAGCAGTGACTACTTCCCCCTGAAATGGTGAGGAGATATTAGCTAGGTTAGGAGACGAGTGGGACATACGGTGGGTCCATGCCCCGATATGCCAGAAGTTAGTGCGGATACGTCCGTCCCTCTCACACTCCCTGATACGCTCCTCTAGTGGCTTTAGTCTACCGTTGAGGCACAACCACTCAGCAAGGTCACGAGCACCCTGAGGGGCTGTGCTTGGGAGTGTCTCAAGGTTCTCATCGCTTACCGTCCAGCCGTAGTGTTCGAACTCTTCCTTCTTAGCGTCATACGTCTCCTGAGTAAGGACTTTCTTACCCCACTTGTCACCTACTGCACCCCGTTGAGAGAACTTATAGTGTGCCTTAGACTTCTCAGTAGGGCTCCACCCTGCATCCCAGAGTTTATCGATACGATCCAGGTGTGACCCAGGGTTAAACGATACCCAATCGAAACACACCAGCTCATCACCGTCGATCACAGTCTTAGGGAAGTTATCCATAGCGTTAGCTGTGGTAGCGTAGAGCTCACCGTCTGCCTTAGTACGGTACTGGATACGGTGAACCTCCTTAAGCTCAGGTGGGAAAGCACGTTGCATCCCTGCGCTAAGTTCGTCAAGTCTGTCTTGTATCTGAGGTAGGACTTCGTTAGCTAACTGAAGGTTGAACTTGAAACCATTGTCGTGCATCTTCTTACACAACATAGCCATCCGGTGCTCAGTCTCCATAGACATAGCCCAAGCAGGGTCGTCGATATACTTCTTGTACTTATTGTATATCTTTGTGCCTAGGTCTACGTCATCCTTACAGTAGGACAACATCTCTGGTGTGTACTTCTCCCAGTCATTGAAGACTGTCTTAGGCTGCCCAAGGGAGATACCGATCTCATCTAGTCCGTGACCGTTGTACCCCATGTAGTTAACAAGGCGGGACACAACAAAAGTATCACAGATTTTAAAGGGATCAATCACGGTGGACCCGAGTAGTTTGTTTATCACGGGACCATCATAGCTTATACCGTTGTGGAATACCCAGCGGTCTACTGTCTTTGCGTAGTCAATGAAGGTTTCATACCCTGAGTTGAAGTCCCACGTTTTGTAGGACTTAGCTCCAAGTTCTTTATTGACCACACACCACAGGTTGTCAGGGTCTAGCCCATCTGTTTCGCAATCCGAGACTACTACTAGGGTCATGTCCTACTCCTTTACAAAACCTATTTCTTGTTTACACGTGGTGGGGTTCCAGTAAACAGTCATCGTTGAGAGGTCGCCCACTTTATACCCAAAGCATTTTACTTTACGAATGTTTAGGTAGGCGGTTAAGCTGGGTGGTTTCTGTGGGTAGTTGTCCATTAGAACTCCTTCTCTGATAGCATGTTTAAAGCCTCTTTGTTAAACCCCAGTTCTAAGGCGGCTTCGTTATACCTTAGAGCTGCTTTTTTATCGCTGTCGTAGGCACCTAAGTATAGGAGTTTACCTTCATACCTTACCTGGGCTATCCACTTAGACATACTTTTATGATAAGAAACTCCTCGGTACTTCGAGTACCCTCCTCTGGGCTTGCAGTAAGACCTTTGGTTTAAACCCGGCGACACCACTCTTAGATTTTCTACTCTGTTGTCATCCTTTACACCGTTTATGTGATCAATCTGGTCACTTGGCCATTCGCTGTACCTCAAGTACCACACTACTCTGTGTGTGTAAAACTGCGTACCTTTAATCTTAACAGACCTGTAACCCTTTCTATACGTACCTGCTTCAGAACCTACAGTTGCGTTGTGCACTGGGGATACTTTCCAGTAAAGCTTGCCATCCTCCTCTAACCTAAAGTTTTTAATCATCAGCAAGAGTTGTTTTTCCGAAGGTACACTTTCTTTACACATTCTAAAATTCCTTTTCTGAAAGTGTGAAAGATTCGGGGTGAAATTCTAGCATACCTCCGAAGCCTGTTGGCCCGACGGGTCGGTTCTTATCTACAAGAAGCTGTGTTGTGTTCTTAGTCTCCTCATCAGCGGCAAGCTTATCACGGCTTAACTTGATGACAACACTGGCTCGCTTACCAATCATACGGCAGTCACGTATCTGCCCATCGTCATTCTCGTGAGCAATAGACACGATACCTACCCCTAGCTCAGTGGCAAGACGGGCAAGCTTAGTAGACAGCTCACTGAGCCATCCCTCGATACTTGATTCACTCTGCCGTGAGTAGGCTAGGTCTTGGATAGGTTCAAAGAACACGTACCGACAGCCACACACCTCAGCAAAGTACCTGATCTGTTCGAGGATAGACATAGGGTCATCGTCTACACTTAGGGTAAACTGATAGAAGTTTTCACGATCAGTAAACTCTTTGATAGCCTGTAGCACTTCGTCCTCTGAGGTACCCTTGTAACTCGGGAGGTATACAATCTCCTCGTCACCCCTATCGTTAGTGATTGTCTCTGTGTCCTGTAGTGTCACATCTTTGTTTAAGAAATATGATGCAAGACCTAGGAGACTACGCTTCTTTGTTTCCTCAAGGTGCATGATAGCGATAGGAATAGTAGGGTGGTTAGCCAAGAGGTTATACTCCAGCTTACGCATAAGCTCTGTGTTATGCGTCACAGTATAGGCCTCACCACAGAGGAACAAGTGATCCTCATTGTCAACTGTCAAGCAACGTGAAGGTACTGATTCCACAGGTACAATGCTTCGGATAGTCTTGTGTGTTGCTCGTCGTGTCTTACAGTAGACAACCTTATCCTGTTTACGGGGATACTTAAAGATGGGTCGATCACCGTGAGCTAAGAACCAAACAGTGTATGCTATCTTCTTAGGGACACCGTACAGTTTACTCTGCTTAGAACGTACTCGACACTTGTAGCCAAGACTACGGGCAAGCTCAAGGAAGTCATCCCGTAGCTGGGCACTTGAAGTATAGAACTCACAACCAGAACCCTGTGTGCCCCCGTCGCTATCCATCATACCGTGCAATAGACGGGTACGTTGTTCAATAGAACCCCGAAGGTAGTCCTCTGGGATATGTTTATTCTTTAAGACTCCTTCAGACACAAGGTCTTTATGGCTTAGTGTATTCAAGTAGTAAGTCACACCTGCTGGATACTCTACACATCTTTCAACATCAGTAAGAGTCTCAAAGACTTCTCGGTCAGTGTACCCCACTGTAATACCACGGCTGCAGGAGTTTCCATCCCCAAGCCAAAGTCCAAATGAGTAAGGATCGAGGACTAGATCAGCAGTAGGCAGGACAAGAGGTTGACAGATAGGGACAGAGTACAATGCTACACCGTCTCCACGGGTTACGCCTTCCTCAATAATCTCGTCAGTAGTCTTAACCTTATACTTGCCGTCAGTGTTAACAACACCCCACCTGTGTGGGCCACCAGCTACCTGCGTTGTGCCGTCAGAAAACGTAAGCTCAAAGCAAGGTACGTTGTGCTGTGTCTCCGTGATGTACGTAATTTTAGTTGGTTTACCATCACCACCTACAACCTCATCCCCCAATTTTAACCCTCCCATAGTCTGAAACCCAGTAGGTGTAGGTATAAGGGTCGTGTTCGGTAGTTGCTTGCCAACGCCCTCTGGTGCAGTAAACACAGTAAAGTGACCCTGCATAAGCCCAAGCAACCGTGAGTCAAGGTCTTTGATACCTGTTGGGATATACATAGAGCCTTTGTCGTCACGGATAATCTTCTCGAACTGGTCTGTCGTGTTGAACACATTGTCAGGTACGTACTTCTGACGATTGATCCAAGCATACTTGAAGTCTGAACCGTGACCAGCCTGTAGGTATGCCGAGGCATCCTTGTGGGTAGACATGTTCACACGGTAGCACCGTCCTGGGAATGCACGTTGGAGAATCTCTGCACTCTTGTTACCTGCCTCGTCGTTGTCAGTAGCGAGGATGATAGCGGAGAAAGCTTTGATGTAGTTGTATGCTTCTTTATTCTGGAGGACAGACTTGACTGAACCAGCAGAAGGTAGGGATACAACAGGGAAAGTCTTGCCTAACAGTTGGTAAGCAGCAAGAGCATCTTCCTCCCCTTCAGTAATCGTCAGGTACTTAGAGCTACCTGCGTTAAACTTGTCCATACCAAAGAGGTAATCGTTGGTAAACCCATAGTTCTTAGAGAAGTCTTTGGGTAGGATACGTGTCTTGGGTCGGTGAGGGTAAGGGTATACTCGGGTGACTGGGTCACCACTCTCAGACATACCTGTCTGTACCCCGTAGAACTTCTCTACGTCACCATCTACGCCTCGCATAGGGTGGTACTTAAGGGTTAGGTCTGTTGTCATAGGGCTTGGTTCCTTTCGTTCTACTTGTTTCTCATGGGTAGCTTCGCCTCGTGAGGACTTGTCACAGGAGTGGCAATAGCCAGCACCGTTAGCCCACACTGAGTAGCTACCCCCTGCACCACACGAGGGGCAGGTACGGTGTGTCTTAATTGGGGGTGTGCTTTGTTTCATATTACTCCTTGAGACCGGCGCGGGCGATGTGTCCTGTCGATTTGTGGGCATAGGCGAGTGTCATCGCTTCATGATCGGTGTTTTCTCTACAGTAATAATCAGACGCTGAAACGATGCGGTTCAAAGCATCGCGCAGCCGTTCAATCTCAGCCGCCTGTTCGGTGATACGGTCTGCGGCTGATCTTATAAGGTGACCTGTGTCATATTCCCAGGTTAACTCTTCCCTTACTTCCTCAAGGTCAGCAACCACTGCGCCGTAGGTATCCTTGCGGATGTACTCTGTTTCCTCGTACTCAGATTTCTTACGTGCCTTCCATCCCTCTTTGAATGCTTTTGTTATAAGGCTGCGGCAGGGTGTGTCTTCTGTTGTATTATTTAACATGAATACTTCCAGAGCTTCATCTTTTACATTAGTCATCTTGTTCTCCTTGCAATCTTTCTAACTCTCGCTGACCAGTCAGTGTGAGGTACGCATGACCTAAAGCCCAACTTGTCAACCCCTCTCGTGACAACTCACAGTATTTTGAGTAGTGTCTCTTGTGGTCGGCACTCCCTGAGGCAAGGAGCAGTAGTCTTTTCTTATCAAGGTCAGTCATTTTGTTCTCCGCTTTGTAATGATAGTGCGGTCTTCAAAGCGAGGTTTTAAAAAGAGAGGTAAGACAAGAATCATACCTGATATTAAAGCAAAAGGCCCAAGAAGGACAGCCCATCTAACAAAACGCTGGTCTTCCTTAGTGTAGTCGAGGACATCTGTCCACCAGTACTTGGTTAGAGGCAGATGTAAAGCTCCAAGAGTAAGCCAGATGATGATGATAGAGATGATAATTTCCATAGTTCTTTCCTTATTTATGTTTTACTAAGTACGCAAGAGCTTTCTTAACTAAACTTTCATCGTGTCGTAGACCTCCGATAGCCATGTTGCAGTTCACACAGAGTAAAGACCTAACCTTACCTGTGTCGTGGCAGTGATCGACAGCAAGAGACTTAGAGTTACACCTCTGTCTTTCCTTAGGGAAGTCTTTCTGACAGATGTCACACTTACCGTCTTGCTCCTCATACATTCTGTACCAGTCTTCAAGTGTTATCCCGTAAAGTGACTTGAGGTTTTGGCTCCTGTATACGTCTCTGTTAGCTGCGTAGTGTTTCTTACCGTAGTTACGTTCCTTTTCGTAGAACTCTTTAGGTTTTTTAGCACGTCTGCTCTTTCTATTTTTAGTAGCCCTCACATTAGCGCACGTCTTACACTCCCCAAAGGGAACTGAGCCTGAGTCTTTTGAATACTTGCGTGTGTAGAAACTGTCTACTGGTAACTCTTCTTTACATGTTAGACAAACTTTACTATCCATACTGTTCTCCTATATAGTAGGTCTCCCTAGTTATACAGTAAGACTGTTATAAAGTCAAGATTACTTAGGTGTCTTCCTACCTGTCCTTGCTGACAACGCTGACGAAGAACCTTTTAAGGTGTTGACCATGTAGGGGTTTAAACTCTGTATGCTCTTATGCCCTGTAACTTGCATGATACCTACCGCGTCAACTCCAGCCTGAACCAACTCCGATATAGCGGTCTTACGTAGCAGGCCCAGTTGTAGATCGGGGTGCAGTCCTGCTGTGTCCCGGAGAGTAACAAACTGTGTGTTCATCTCTGCTCTGCTCATCGGGTGGTACACTGAACCTCTTGGCGTC